CAGAAGAAACCCGTGTTAGACACATGGATTACGGGGTCGTGCTATCGGCTTTCTTTTGGCGTAGATTTAAGAACAAAGAAAATATCACTTTTTTCGACCCTAACGAAGTCCCCGACCTCTATCAAGCGTTCTACTCTAATACGGAACTCTTTGAGGAACTATACGTTAAGTATGAAAAGCAAAAAGGACTACGTAAGAAGACCATGAGTGCCGAAGAGGTGTTCAAGTCAGGCATACTGAAAGAACGCACTGATACAGGACGTATCTATCTAGTGTTCATTGACAATGTAATGAAGCAGGGTCCGTTTGATCCCGAGTACCACACTATCTATCAAAGCAACTTATGTTGCGAGATCCTATTACCAACTAAGTCATTCAAACGTCTTGATGATGCAGAAGGACGCATTGCGTTATGCACACTTGGAAGTATGAACTACGGTGCATTCAGAAATCCCGAAGATATGCGCCGCGCCAGTCGTATCTTACACCGCAGTCTTAATAATATTCTTGACTATCAAGACTTCCTAAGCATACAATCTAAACTATCTAATGATGAGATTCGTCCGTTGGGTATTGGTATTACTAACTTAGCATACTGGCATGCAAAGCGTGGGTTGAAGTATGGAGAGAAAGATGCGCTACAAGAAGTTAAAACCTGGGCAGAACATCTAGCATTCTATTTAACTGAAGCTAGTGTAGAACTTGCAAAAGAACGCGGCAAGTGTGAAGGTAGTGACAAAACAAGATATGGTCAAGGTATCTTTCCTTGGGAACTACGTGCTAACGGTGTTAATGAACTAGCAGACTTTACTCCAGAATTAGATTGGGAAACACTACGTACACAGATGAAAGAACACGGTGTGCGTAATGCTACACAAATGGCTATCGCTCCAGTAGAATCAAGTAGTGTAGTTATCAATAGCACAAACGGCATTGAACTGCCAATGAGTTTAATATCAGTAAAAGAATCTAAAGCAGGAAGTTTTACTCAAGTTGTTCCAGAATATCATAAACTAAAGCACAAATATCAATTGATGTGGGAACAAAAGGATTGCGATGGTTACTTAAAGACTGCGGCAGTATTGGCAGCTTACGTAGATCAAAGTATCAGTACAAATACATTTTATAATCCTGCACACTATGCAGATCGTAAAGTTCCAACTACATTGATAGCAAAAAACTTGATGCAAAGTCACTATTGGGGCCTAAAAACTTTTTATTATAGTTTGATTAACAAACAAGGTAGTAAAGCTGATGCTGAGATAGCACCAACAATGTTAGAACCAATTGACTTTGATGATGAAGCTGAATGTGAGGCGTGTAAATTATGACCAAACAACAAAAATTAGCAGCACTAAGAAAAGAACTCATGAATGCATATGAGTATATGAAATGTGCAAATTTGGAAGAATTTAAACAAAGATTGCAATGGCTCAGTGAGGGTATGTTGAAAAATCATATTACTGCTGCAGGACATTTAGTCAACATGAAAGAAATTGAACTATATCAAGAATATCGTGAAAAACGAGAACAGATTAAAGGGTAATAAATGTCAAAACAACAATATAACTTAACAACAAAGACAGACTATTTAAATCGTAAGATGTTTCTAGACCCAGCTGGTCCAGTTACTATTCAACGATTTGAGGAAGTAAAGTATCCAAAGATCGCTAAATTTGAAGAAACAGCAAGAGGATTCTTTTGGCAACCAGAAGAAATCAGTTTAACAAAAGATGCCAACGACTTCAAAGATGCTAGTGATGCAGTTAAACATATCTTCACTAGTAACTTGTTAAGACAAACAGCATTAGATAGTTTACAAGGACGAGCACCAAGTCAAGTATTCATGCCGGTAGTCAGCTTACCTGAATTAGAAGCATTGATATACAATTGGACCTTCTTTGAAACTAATATTCATAGTAAGAGTTATAGTCACATTATCCGTAACATTTATAATGTGCCTAAAGAAGTATTCAACACTATACATGATACACAAGAAATTATTGACATGGCCAGTAGTGTTGGCAAGTATTATGAAGACCTACACAGGATCAACTGTGCAAAAGCGTTAGGTCAACCCGTAGAAGAAATTGAGCATGTAAGAGCAATTTGGATGGCCTTACATGCTTCATACGCTTTGGAAGCATTCCGCTTTATGGTATCATTTGCTACTAGTCTAGCAATGGTTGAGAACAAAATCTTTATTGGTAATGGCAATATTATCAGTTTAATTCTCCAAGATGAACTTCTCCATAAAGGCTGGACTGCCTACATTATTAATCAAGTAATCAAAGATGACCAACGCTTTGCTGATATTAAAGGTCAATGTGAAGGTGAAGTATATGCATTATATGCAGATGTTATCCGTGAAGAAAAAGCCTGGGCAGATTATTTGTTTAACAAAGGTCCTGTCATTGGATTGAATGCCAATGTATTGAAAGACTTTGTTGATTATACAGCAGTAGGGGCATTGAAAGAGATTGGTATTAAGTATCAAGGTAACAGTCCAAAAAGTACTCCTATACCTTGGTTTACTAAACACGTTGATACTAGTAAGAAGCAATCAGCATTACAAGAAACTGAAAGCACCAATTACGTTTTGGGTGTAATGGGTGAACAACTTGATTACGATCAATTACCAAATTTATAAAAGGAAATAGAATGACAGCAGTATTATGGAGTAGGTACCACTGTCCTTATTGTGACCAAGCAAAAGCATTGCTAAAGAGCAAAGGGATAATGTTTGAAGAAAAGAAAATCGGAGACGGTTATACAAAAGAAGAATTACTAGAAGCAGTACCAACTGCTCGTACAGTTCCACAAATCTTCCTAGACGGAGAACTTGTGGGTGGGTTTACAGAACTCAAGAAAAAATTAACAGAAAGTGTCTAATGGAAGCAGGAAAAATATATACCATCAAGTTGAACAGTGGTGAAGAAGTAATCACTAAAGTTATTGAGATAACTCGTGACAATATCATAGTAACAGATCCAGTATCAATTGCACCAAGTCAACAGGGAATGCAGATGATTCCCAGCATGTTTACCGCAGAGGCACGAGGAAATGTTACGCTAAATACTAGTGCGATTGCGTTTTATGCTAACACTGATGATAACATCAAAGATAAGTATATTGAGGCAACGACTGGTATTAAGCTACCGGATAAGAAAATTGTAATGGGGTAAGATGGCAGCATTGAGTAGGATGGGTGATGCAAATCAAACAGGCGGGACAATTATTCGCGGCGCCGCTACGGTATTTGCTAATGGAATACCCGTTGGATTGCATGTAAGCGGCATTACCCCTCATGCCCCGTGGGGCCGCCCTCATCCACCACATGCTGCACCCACTACTACACAAGGAAGCCCTACAGTATTCGCAGAGGGTGATCCTGTATTAAGAATAGGATCAGGAAACACTTGCGGACATAGTATCATTCAAGGTAGTCCTGATATATTTGTACCATAATGAGCAATACAGGAAAACAAAGCCCGTTGGGCGTTAACGTAATGAGTGGTTTACTCCAAGGCAAAGGCTTTTGGATTAATCAACCCACAGCCAATATTGTTGGTTCTAGTACTGGTGCTAATAATTACACTTACGGTACTATAATATCAAACACAGTATTAAACAATGCAACAAACGCTATCCGAGAGGGCTGGGTTAGATACAACGCAGGTGACTTAAGTTTAACAACTTATAACAATCTTAAATCTATGGGAAGTTCAACTATACCTGCATTGGGCAATAGCATTCCTCCTAATTATGTTCAAAGCGAAAGTTACAACATTGCTTATACAGGTGAAAATGCTAGTTATGGATATATTAGAATATTTCCACTACAAGCATATTCTGAATTTAATTATAATAATACACTAGCACTTTCTGGAATGTACAATGACTTTGTAGGATCATTCATTAGTGCTGGATCATTTATTGAGTATTCCAACCAATCAATAACAGCAATGTATAATTCATTGACGTTTTTAGATGGTACATATAGTAACATGAATGATTTAATCACTGCTGATGTTACTGGGATAAGTTTGTCAACTAGTGTATTTGGTACAGATTTAATCAATCTA